GCCACCTGTAGAATCAACAGAGAACTGTACCCATTCCAGCTTATCCAACACCGTCCGCAGGTCGTTGACCTGCCGAATGGTCGCCAGTCCCGCCGCCGTGTCGCGCCACTCCGTCTGGCTGAAGCATTCGGTCAGCAGACTGCTTTTCGTGTAGGCGGCAAAGGTCGTCGACTCGCCCGAGCCGCTCTTTTTGTAGAAGCTCGTCAAGAGCGCTTCGATTTTGGTGTGGTAGTGGGCAATCACCTCCGACCAATCTCCGAAGTCACCCGCCGTCACTGCCGTCGGCTTGCCAAACGATGCCCCCACCGCGTCGTAGCGCTCATCGAAGGCGGCCTTGACCTCCGTCATGGCGGCGATAACCCCCGCGTCACCGGCTGATACGGGTACGGTTGACCAGCCCATTATGCGTGCCACCAGAAGTACTTGGGCGACAGGCCGATATAACGACTGTTGCCCTCGTCGTCGGTAAATTGCCAACACAGCAGCATGTCGCCCGCGTCCAGTGCGTGGGCACTGCCGCCAATCTCGCCCATGTTCGCCACCACCACACTACCGCCCGTGTCGTCTATCTGATCGGCGGTGGTCGTATTCCAATCGGTAGCGTCCAGCGTTTGCAGGTGGCAGTTGTAGTACCCGCCGCCCGTGGCGTCAGAGTCCACCTCGGCAATGTAACACACGCCGGAGGATGAGCCCGAGCCCCGGAAATAGATCGACGTGCCGCCGCCGGGTGATTGCGACACACGCGCCCCGCTGCCGGAGACACGGATATTCAGGGCCGAGTTGAGCCGGCGAATGACGGCGTTGACCGCGCGGATAATTGCGGACAGGCCGGCGTGCGGCGGAATCATGGGTAATTCATTAGCCATACAAGCCCGCGTCCTCTTCAGGTTCGTTCAGGTCCATCCCGTCAAACATGTCCATGAACGCCGCTGTTTCGTACAGGTTGAGCGACACGCCTTCATAGGTGTTCCAGCCATCATTATTGGCCACAAAGTGCATATTGTACTCATAGACGCCCGCCTTGGCGGGTCGCCACGTAACACCCATTAACATCCAGACGCCCACATCGCTTACAGCAGCGGTGTCGGCATCGTACTGTGAGGATGCGGCGGCGCGTTTGGCGGAATACAGTTGACAGAACAGGTCCGTGTTGACCTTGCCGACATATGACAGGATGCGGTCCATATACATGCGGCTGCCGTAGGCTGTAATGTTCCACTCCGCCTTGGGCCTGTACCGTACAAGGTCGGGCTGTTCGTCCGCGTCCTCGCCGGCGTCTGTCCACACGGTTGCCCATTTTTTGCGGGTGTCGGAGACCGTGTCGATATAACTGTCAATCACTTCTTGCTCTAGGTGGACACTGCCCGACTCCTGCCAACTCGCCGCCTGATTCGCCCGCCGCCGGCGAGTCTCGCTGCCCTCGGTCGAGAACACCGCGGTCACCACCAGCGGCCCGCTGCCGTCCGTCTTCGCCCCAGGAAGACCTTTAACGGTAATCTCGGTACACCACAAATCCCCTCGCGACGTCGCCCACACCCTGCCCACATAAGGCAAATCCGGGTCCGCTGCGTCCCATTCATCGCGCGTACACTTGAATACCGCCGTCAACTGCTGGCCATCGCTGGTGAGCTTTATTTGGCGGGATTCGATGAGTTCTACCACAGCCATTTAGTAGCCCCCCCCCACATCACCGACGGCGGGCCCTTGCGTGTTGTTGGCGATCTTGTCCAGCCTCGCGACAACCTGTTGCAATATCTGTTTCGTCTCGTTCGGCGCGTTGCCGAAGTTGCCCATATCATTGCGCCGCCACTGCTTGCGGTCCCAATCGACTTGGCGGTTGTAGCCCCCGATTAGAGCGTCGTTCACTTTGCCGCCGGAGGTCGCGTTCACAGCTGCCAGCATGGGGTTCGACTTAATCATCGCACCCCACAGCCCCTTCTTGAGGCCCGCTGAAAACTCTCTGTGTATCGCCCCCACCAACTGCTTGCCGATCTCAGCGCCCCATACCACCGCCAGGCGGGCCAGGGCCCCAAACACCGCATTGGCCGAATCCAGCAAGGGCTGGATGGTGCCGCTAAAGTCGGTGGACAAGCCAGTCACAAACTCCCCAAACTTCGCACCCAGGTACACCACCCAATCATATATCCGCATCGCCCAGGCCGTAACCGTTTCCTTGTTGTCGGTGAACCATTGCCCCACCGCTTCCATGCGTGGCAACAACGCCTCGGCTATGGTGTTGACCACCGGCAACAATGCCAGCCCTAGACCGACCAGCGTATCCGTAGCGGTCTGCTTCATTTGCGACCACTTGAACGCCGTGGTGTCGGCCATTTTACCAAACGCCTCGGCCGCCGCCCCGGCGCTGTTCTGTGAGATAAAGGCCAGGTCAGACTGAAAACCGTTCACGTCGTTAATCACCGCCGCAAACGCCTTGAACGCCCGTACGTTTTCAATAATGCCGCCCAACTGGTCAGCGTTCAGCTTGTTAAGCTGCTTGACAGCACCGATGAGACCCCGCTCTTTCAAAGCCGCCGCCGACAACTCCACGCCAAACTTTTGGGCCGCCTTGCGTGCGCCTGCAGTCGGCTTGATAAACGTGGTCAGCGTGGCCCGTAGGCCCGTCATGGCGATTTCAGATTTCTGGCCGGCACGGGTGACGGTAGCAATGCCCGCCAACAGCTCGTCCAGCGACATCCCGGCAATCGAGGCGATACTGGACACCTGCCCGATATTCGACGCCAATTCCTCATAGGTCAATTTGCCGCGTTTGACGGTGGCGAACAGCTTGTCGCTAATCATCATCGAATCACGCGCGGACATGCCCATGTTCTTGTACGAATTGACGATGGTGGTAATGGCGTCGGCCGCGATTTCCGTTTGCGTGATACCGCCCACCGCCGCCTGTGTGGATACGCGCAACACCTCCATCGCGTTACCCGCCGCGACAGAGGCAGAGAGAATGTCGTATAGTCCCTTGCTCAGCGTTGCTGTAGACTGGCCAAACTGTTTCGCCAGCGAGCGGATCCCCTTACCAAACCCTGGCATCAGGTCCATGTCCTGGCCGGTAAGCATCGTGCTTACCATCGCCATTTGCTTCTCGAAGCCAGCGGCCAGCTTGACGCCGATCACCGGCATGGCCACCGCAGCCATCCCGGCGTACTTGATAAGCTGCTTGAGGCGGCGCACAATACCGCCGATGACGCTGGAGAGCATATTCCAGCCCATACGCATCGGCGTTGCCGCGATCTTGGACAGCGCGCCGGTGGTTTTTACCGCCGTCTTGCGGAAGGTCTTGAGCATCCCCCGCGCCGTGGTCATGTTGCGGACAAACTTGCCGATATTGGCATTGAGCCCGATGTTTAACGCGCCGACTAAAGCCATCTACTTCTTACCCCCAAACGCCGCCGCAAACGCCTTACACGTCTGCCACATCCGTTCTTCGCTTTGCGGTTCCGCCGGTTGCTTATCCAGCAGCGGCATAAAATCAGAGGGCTTGCAACGTTTGGCCCCCATCGCCGAAGCCACGGTACACGCGATAATCGCCGCACGAAAGTCGGCCCGTTCTTCGCCAAACGGGTCCAGCGTGGCATAAGCCTGCCACTCCGCCACGTCGCGCGCGGACATGCGATCGAGCATGGCATCCACGCACGGCTCCCCCAAGGCCAAGGCTAGTCGGTAGGCGAAGCGTCGCCCTGGCCTGTTTCGGAGTTTTTTGCCAACTCCTCCACGTCGCTATCAGAGAATCCGTTGAGCCGCTTGGCCACGTCAACGATACGATCGAGCGCAGCCGCCGACTTCTCGCTCAACACGTCAACGTCTTTGCGGGTGAACAACGGCTTGCCGTCCTCCCCCACCAGCACCAACGCGCACAGCTTGGCGCGGAAGTCGTGGAGGTTATACGTGGGCTTGCCGTTCTTCATGTCGGCGATCTGCGCCTCGAAGGCGTCTTTCTCTCGCCCACTCATTGTACGAACCCCGACATCGCCGCCCCACTCCGGCACAGGAACCACCTCTGTGGGCCTGTCCTCTGCCTGCAAAATCTGCTCACGGGCTAGCATGTAGCACCATCCTTTCTTGTAAAAGTGTCATTACGTCGAGAACGCCAGTGACGTGCTGTTCGCCACCTTCAGCGTGATTTCTTGCGTGACCTTGCCGTCCG